GAGAAATGGAAAAAATGACAGAACTGATGAAAAAGGCAATAGCCAAAATCGACGCCGAGAGCGAAAAGGGCGGCTCGAATCAAAAGCGGATTGCGCAGTACATAATTGACGACCTTATCACCGACGATATCAGCGCGGAAAAGATTAAGGTCATAGTAAAAGACCCGGGAAAACCTGCAAGAGTGGTGTGGATATCAAACACGCTGGAGAACCTACAGAGAACGGTTGGCGGTTATATCGAAACCGTCACGATATCGACGGACGTCGTCATTATCTGCAACGAAGAAGGCAAGCTGTTAGGACTGCCGCACAACTGCAGACTTTGCGGCTGCGATTTTGTCAGAACACTCATCATTGTCGGCATAGACAAAGACGAATTTTGCAGCCTGTCAGATGAGGTTATTAGACTTCTGAAACCGGTTATAAAGGAGAAAAAATCATGATAACTAACATCGAAGTAACAAAACTTTTGCGGCATCCTGACAACCCGAGAAAGAATATCGGCGATGTCACGGAGTTGGCGGAATCCATCAAAGCGCGCGGCATTTTGCAGAACCTGACGGTCGTTCCGGCCGAAAACGGCATGTATACCGTTATCATCGGACACAGACGACTTGCGGCCGCAAAGCAGGCGGGACTGACTGAGGTTCCCTGCGCCGTGGTTGATATGGACTATAAAACGCAGCTGTCTACGATGCTGCTTGAAAATATGCAGCGATCTGATTTGACGGTCTACGAGCAGGCGCAGGGTATGCAGATGATGTTTGACCTCGGCGTGTCGGTTGCCGAGATTGTCGAAAAGACCGGCTTCGCCGAAACAACCGTGCGCAAGCGCTTGAAGATAGCGACTTTGCCGGCAGAGCAGATGCAGTCGGCGGTGGAGCGCGGCGGAACGCTGGATGACTATGTAAAAGTGGCGGAGATAAAGAACGAGAAGCAAAGAAAAGCATTGCTGAATGAAATTGGAACAGGCAATTTTGATTTTAGATACAAAAGTCTTTTAAAGGATCAGAAGCGAAAAGAGAACGAACCACTTATAAAAAAAGAGCTGAAAAAAATCGGAGCTCAAAAATCCCAAAACTTGGTATATAACGCGAAGTATGAGAATGTCACATCGTGTGATATGAAGGACTGGAAAGAGGGCACTTTCAAGGCGCAGAGTGATGAGCCGCTATACTGGGAGATCAGCTATGGCTGGGCATACTTGATGAAGAAAAAGCCGAAAGCACCTAAGACGCGGACAGAAAAAAGCGAAGCGGAAAAGCGCGTCGAAAGGCTGAATCGCGAATTGAAAGAAGTGTCGGAGACGGCTTATAAATGCCGCGAAGATTTTATACAAGGCTTTACCGCCACACAGAAATATAGCGATACTATTTTAAAGTGGCTTGTGTTTTTTGCCGGCTATAACCTAATAGAGTATCCATACACAAATTATGACTATGTTAATCGCACGATAGAATTTGATGTAAAGCCGGGTAGCCAATATACCGACCGGGCAAAAATGATGGAATTCTTGGATTCCGACAAGAAAAGCAAAGCGATTATAATGCTGTATACAATTACTTCCGACAACAAGGAAGTAACATATTATCGTAATGGTTATTGTGATTGTGTACCAGTACACAAAGAAAACAAAAGGCTTGACAAGATTTATGAATGCCTTTGCGAGCTGGGCTATGAAATGTCGGAGACAGAACGGCAGCTGCAGAACGGAACGCATGAGCTGTTTAAAGGAGAATGAAAATGAATGACGATAAAATCCTTATAGAGGCGCTGCGGAGGCTGTCGGTGCAGACCGGATCTATCGCTTGCTTGGGTTGCGGATATGAGCATGATTGCGGAATCCACGGCTGCGCGATTATCTGCGCCGCGAGGGAACGGCTCGAAGAACTGACCGCCTCGCCGGAGGTCGCAAAATTCAGCGTCTACTTTGACAGCGTACAGAAATATATCAATGTCATGCGCGACATTATCGCGTCGATGGACGATGAGACCACAGCCGCCAAGCTTCGCGCAGCGATGCAGAAGCTCGGAGCGCTGCTGCAGGAGGGTTGAGTATGAAGCTGATTTGGAATTGCAACAAAACGGTAAATTTTTTTTACGAAAAGCAAAGGCTCTGTGCTTCTCGCGGAAAGTGCTGGGCATCTGAGGATGATATATGCCCGTTATTTGGTTTTTGCCCCCAACCGTCACCATATTGTGACAAGGAAATGAAAAAAGCAATCAAGGCCTTACAAAGGTGGAGCTGCGCGCATCCGTGCGAAACTCTGCCTATACGCGAGATCTTTAAAGGATTTTTTAATGGAGGCGGCGGACGATGAATAAAAAGAAAGCCGGAATCCTGATGTGCACACATTTTAACTGCGATCACCGTCGCGGGAATTACTGCTGTTTCCAGTGTCAGAAAATTGGCACTTGTAAGAACCCTTGTTACAACAGCCCGCTGAAATGCGGACTGGCAAAGGAGGTTGAACATTATGAAGAATCTGACGCTTGAACAGCTTATCGAAGCGGCGGAGATTTGCGGATCCGGCAAAGAGGGCGCATGCCAGGTCTGCCCGGCGCATAACGACGGCGAAGTCATGTCGAGCGCGTGCATCGAGAGCGTTATGGCGCAAGCCGCCGCCGCGCTGAAAGAATACGCCTGCAACGGAGGTGCTTACGATGCTTGATTTAAAGCCGTGCCCGCAGTGCGGCGAAGTGCCCGGAATCGGATATGCTTGCGGCGAATATTTTATTTTACCAATATCAAGAGCAGTGGGAGCTTGCGTGTGCAGTTCTTTCGCCGAAATGCACTCAACCAAAGAACAAGAAATCAAAGCGTGGAATAGGAGGGTTGAAAATGGCTAATGCAGACAGATGTATTTGTTGCGGAGAGATAGTCCCCGAGGGGCGGCAGATATGCCCGCAATGCGAACGCAAAAGATACATCTACACTATCCCCGATGTCCCGCCGTCACTCAACAAGTTCGCCGGGCGCGGATCCGCACAAGGCAGAAGATGACAGCTTTTCAAATGTTGAGCTTCAGCTTTGCGGGAGCTATGACAAAGAAAACCCGCGAACAGAAATAACAATAAAGGAGCGTTAAAAATGGATTGCAGCAAAACGATAAACTTTTTACACGAACTCAAAAGACTTTGTGACACACGTGATGAGTGCGTGGCTAATGCGGCTAATAAAGAGGACTGCCCGATGTTTGGGGTTTGCAAGCTCACGGATTCAAAAATCTGTGCCAATGATGCTAAAAAGGCAATCAAAACTGTGCAAAAATGGAGCGACGAACACCCCGTAAAAACATACGTACAGGACTTCTTTGAGAAGTTCCCAAAAGCGCAAAGCGACTCAGACGGAACCCCGTATGCATGCAGAAAAACAACATACGGCGGAAAGTGTCCGGGGATAGAATGCGATCCGGGGCTAGAATGCGATGAATGCTGGAACGAGCCAATGGAGGAATAACAATGGATAACGAACCCTTTTACCTCGAAAAACGGAGGTGCTTACGATGTTTGAGTTTGAGTTTGAGTCGCAAAGAGAGCCATTGAGAAGGTGCCCGTTTTGCGGAGCACCGGCAAAATATGTGGCGACAGCGTCCACCGAAAGGGGCGCGATTAGAGGCTGGGTGTTCTGCATCAAATGTCAAGAATGTGGAGCTTCCATTCCGAAAAAATATAAATTTGAACTTCAAATCACTTCCGACGGTGGGCTTTTGGTGGGCGTCGACGAGCGCGATGAGGCAAAAAAGGACTGGAACGTGCGGGCGGATGACATCGATTTAATAAAGCAGAAAGGAACTTTTTATGAAAATCAAAAAAATTATAAGTCTGTGCAAGGCGAATAAGCACATATCGCTGTACGATATGACAACGCAGATGCTCGGCGACGGTCTCGCCGCCTATTACCTTAACGACTGCCCGGTTTTTTCAATCGATTCGCTTATGACCTCTTTCGATATCACACCGACGCAGGCGGACAAAATCGTGCAGCGGTATACCGCCGAGCCGCCGGAAGCGTTTTTGAAGATGGTCAAGGACGAGTTTGACGGAGAGGAGCGCTGCGATCCTCTGCCGATATCTCTGCGGATAGGCTCTTATGACTATATACCATATAAGACTTCGGCCGGAATAGAGTTTGTCGAGTCAAAATATCTCGAGCCGCTTGATGTGGACGAGTTCGAGCTGTACTACCGTCAGACCGCGGCCGGCGCGTTCTTTGCGGCGAAAGCCGGATTCTTTGTGATGGCGATTATCCCAATCAGCACAACGCGGGTGCTGACGGAGAACACTGTCGGATATCTCGACGAGCTTTCGTCGATGAGTTCGATAAAATACGAAAATTTGAAATGAGGATGTGAAAAGCGGTGCGAGTCAAGGCGAGCACAAAGGGCAACAATTATCTCGTGCTCAACGTCAACACCGCCGCCAAAACAGTGAGCTTCATGCTCTGATTCTGAAAGGAGAATAATATGACTGCTTTTGATAACATCAGACTTGAAAAAGGTCTCTATGCTTCCGGTGATTTCACCGGCGCACTCGAAAAAATCGACCCCTCGGAGAACTA